CCCAGCCGGTCGCGCAGGGCCTGCAGCTTGTCCAGCGCTTCCGGGTGCAGCTTCAGCTGCCCCATGCCGCGGCAGGCGATCTCGGCGGGGGAAAAGTTCCGCCAGCGCCAGAGGCTGTCCGGAACATTGCGGAAATGGCGGAAGGTGCGGATGGGGTCGGGCATGGTGGTCTCCTTGGGGTGAAAGGGCATGCGGAAGGGGCCGCCGTGCGCAGGGGCGGCGGATGGGTTGTCGGTGTTGCGAGTTGGGCAGGCTGCCAGCGTTGGCTTGTGGACCGGTGGCCAGAGCGGACGCTGGGCTGTGCGACTGCCTGGCGTCAATCTCCGTTCTTGCGCTGAAACGCGGCGAAGATCAGGTTGCGCATGTCGTGGATGTCGCGCTCGATGCGCGCGAGCCGGTCATGGTCGATCTTGCGATCCTCGTCGCGGCGCTTCTCGATGCGCGCGCGTTCCTCGGCCAGCTCCTGCTCGAGCTTGTGCAGCAGCGCCTCGTTGGTGAAGGCCTTCCTGGTGACGGCCGTGGCCAGCCCCGCGATGAAGGTGAACCAGACGCCGATGGCGGCGGTGATGCCATGATCGCGGAAGGCCTGCGCGATCTGCTCGAAGAGGGAGGGCTGTTGCGTCATGCGGACAGGATCCCGACCTCGTTGGGCAGGGTCAGATCGCTCCAGGGGCTCGCATCGACCGGATTGACCGCCCAGCTGGAATAGGCCGGCACCGGCGCGAGGCTTGGCACCGTGACCGGCGCGGCGTCATGGTTCACGCCGCCCATGCGCAGGAAACCCGCTGTGGCGTCGGGCCCATCCGTTCCCGCCTGCGCGATCTGCTTCAGGTGCACCCCCGCAATGGCCGAGACCGAGGCGGGCCCAGTCGGCCCCGTGAGCGAGAAGGACATCCGCTGCCCCGCTGCCGTGCTGGCGACCCGGGTGGCGATATCGCCGTCACGCAGCGCGTCGATGCTGCCCACCATCTGGTTGAAGCTTGCGATGGCGTTGGGGCTGCGGCGCACGAAACGCCGCCCGATGGTTGAGACCCCGTCGAGGGCCGCGATATGGGCGTAGTACCAGGTCCGGTTGGCGGAAATTCCGTGGAGCGCAGTGTTGGCAAAGACCACGTGCCGCGGCTTGCCCTTTCCGTTCGTATTCGCGGCGGTGGCCGTCGATTGCAGCACGCCCTCGACAAAGAACTCGAGGGTGATCTCGGCGCCGACGGCGACCCGCACGTCGATCCATTGCGGCTGGCCATTGGGGGCGGTGTAGGAGGAGCTGCCCTGCACGCTCGTGTCGCCCGCTGCGATGGCGTGATAGCGGTTGGTGGTCGTGATCGGCTTGATCTGGGCCAGCAGCACGTTGGTAGCTGAATAAAATTCCAGAAAGCTCGCCTCTGACCGGTTGATGCTGTTGGCGTCGGCGTTGGGCGGGACGTAGCGGAACCCCAGCCAGAGATCGCCCACGGGCTCCGAAACCGAGAAAGAGAACGGCGCGGAATAGCTGTTGAAGCCGACGTGCCGGGTCGCGTTCACGTCGAGCGTCGGGTCGAACCCTCCGGCGGTCGTGTTCAGAAGCCCCGAGATGCCGGCGATGTCGGTGGGCTGGTGGCCCAGATGCAGGATGTAACTCATGGCAGTTCCACTTCGATGTAGAGAGATGCATGGGCGGCGGAGAGCCCTGTGCCCCCGCCGTGATCGAGGAAGATCGAGACGCCGCCCGAGGTCAGACGCGTGCCGCCGCCGAGATCGAACCAGGCCTCGAACTCGCCGACGCTGAGGTCCTTGTCCCAGGCCAGTTCGATGAAGGCATGCGCTTGATAGATGCGCAGGTCGGGGTGCTCGTAGCCGAGAGGCAGCACGCCGGGCGGCACCGGATAGCTGAACTGCGAGGGCTGCGAGCGCAGCGTGCCGCCGTCGCCGGGATTGCGCCCCTGGACCTGCGGATAGAAGGCCGTGCTCTGCGCGGCCGTCCAAGTGGCAGCCCCGCTCACCGGATCGTCGCGCCAGACGCCGTTCCTGCCGATCCAGAGGCGCGCAGTGCTTGGGTCGAGAACGAACATCAGCACGTCGCCCGCGCCGAAGGTGGGCAGCCCCGTCAACTGCTGGGCGGCCGTGGCAGTGTTCGACGACCAGAGGGTGCCGTTGCCGCGATACGCGATCGAGCCCAGCGTGATCGGGTTGTTCCCGATATTGAACTCCTCGCGCTGCGCGGCCGAGACCACGCCCATGTAGCCGTCGAAACTGGCGGCCCCGCTGGCTGCACAGAGAACTTCCCAATAGCGCCGCCCGTCCGAGGGCAGGATGGCCTTGGCACTCGGTACCCAGCGCATGTAGTTGGTCCCGCCCGAGGTGTTCACGGCGGTCTGGTTGCCATCGGACAGCGTGTAGCCCGGAGGGCGCCGCGTAGTGTCGAGCTGCCAGACAGAGCCGATATCGACCGGCGGGGCCGTATCGCCGCCTTGCGCGAGGATGGCGGCGCGCATCATCAGCAGGCTCATGCGACGGCCCCCGCCAGCGCGCCCTGAATAACCCAGGCATCTGCACCACGCTTTACGAGGGCGACGCCCGACCATTGGCCATCGAGCGCGACGGAGCCTCCGGTGACGCCATTGAGAGACACGCCTGGCGCTGCCGTGACCGTGGCGATCCCGGCGCCGACCTGCGTCACGTTGATGAGCGTGCCGATCTCGAAGGGTACGGTCGCCTCGACCGGGATTGTCACGGTGACGGCCGAGGAGCCGGTGGTCTCCAGGATGCTGCCCAGATCGACGGCTTCCAGTGTGTGGCTGCTCGCCGTCAGCGTTCGGATGCGCACGATGCCGGGTCGCGGCACCTCGATCCATGCCCCCGCGGTGAAACGGACATGCCGCGCTTCATCCGCGATCCAGACCTTCCAGCCATCTTCGGGGGTCAGGTAGACCCATGCAGCCGCCCCGGCGGGCGACTGGTCCCAGAGGGCAAGCGCGTTGGCATTGGCGCCTGCCGCGGCGGGCACGATGGCGATCTGGCCTGCGGTGCCGGTGGCAGGAAGTGCTGCGGTCCGCGATGTGGCGCGCGCCTGCACAAGGGCCGAGAGGCGGCGCAGGTCTTCGCTGAGGCTGGTGCCCCAGTTGCGCTGGCCGGGATCATAGAAGGCACGCAGCCCCAGTCCCGGCATGATCCGTTCGGGCATGCTTGGTCTCGCTTGTCGTGAGGATGGTGATTGCGGGGCTCAGGTGCCCCAGAGGAAGCCCCAGCCGCGATCCCAGCCAGCGGCGAAGGGCGCGGTCAGCCGGAACTGGCGGGCCTCGCGGTCGGTGAGCCAGGCGCCTCCAACCAGACGACGCGAGCGCACGGCGAGGTCGATCTCGGCCGTGCGGTCCGGCGCGCCGGTCTCGGGGATGTCCTCGGGCGCGAGCGTCCAGCTTGTCCCCATGCCAGCGTCGATCACGATGCCGGGCGGCATGAGCGCCACGCCGATGTCGGGGTCGATCCAGCGCACTTCGATTGCATAGCCGACGCCCGGCTCCGGCCCGATGGAGGAAGCGGTGTGATCGACGATCACCGGACTGGTCTGGGTCAGCCGGTCGCGATGGGTCCAGGTGAGGACGAGATCATCTGCGATCAGCGCATCGACATCCGGCGCATAGCTGCCATTGGCCTGCGCCCGCCCGGGCGGCAGGGGCCGGATGCCGCGGCGGTCGAGCGTCACGCTGTCCTCGGGCGCCAACGCGAAGGCGAGCGTGCCGCGCCCTGTCTCGGGCAACAGCCGGATCGCAAGGGCCTCGCCTGCCGCCCAGCTATCCTCGGTAATCCGCGCGCCTTCGTCGAAGAAGATCACTGGCGTATCTGCGGCATGCGCACGCGGCACGGTGTCGAGGCATCCCCGACCAACCGTGATGGCCGTAGAGGTGATCCCGTCGACGCGGACCAGTTCGCCACCGATGCTCGCCAGCGTGCCGATGCCGACCTCGCCGATGTCGAGCCAGCCGGTGACCGGCAAGACGCGCGCCTCCGGGTGGTCCGAGACGTCCGAAGCCAGCAGCACAGTAGGCGCGAAGGCGACCACGCCCTCCTGTGCCGGGCCGGTGCCGGGGTCGATCCAGAGTTCCGCCGCCAGCGCATCGGCGCTGGGGCGCTCGCCCGTGGCGACCACCGCGCCCGCATCGGGATCCTCCGACAGGATGCGGTCGGCCTCGCTGTGGCCCAGTTCGCGGACGAGCAGCCAGTACGGGGCTTCCTCGACCATGCGCCGGGAGAGTGCCCTAGGCGGCGCGGCGACCCCGGATCCAGTCGGCATGCGCCCGCCCGCGATGGCGGTCGCACCAAGGGCAAAGACGTCCTCGGCGAGCTTCAGCCGGATGCCGTTGTCGCGGCCGTCGCCCTGACCGATCTCGGAGATGCGCATGACGACATCGTCGAGCCCGAGGCGGGGCGACCGCAGCCGGATCACGTCGCCGGGCCCGAGATCCGCGCCTTCGCGGTTCACCATGATCTCGCCCGTGAGCAGCGGCACCGAGAGCGCCCGCAGGTCGCGCTCGGCCACCCGGATCGCCAGCCCCTGGTAGCGGATGCCCGGATAGTCGAGCGTGGTGGCGATCACCTCGCCCATGGACTGGACGCGCGCGGTGTCGGTGACCGAGACCGCCCCCGTGTCGTCGGTCCAGGCATCGGTGAAACGCACGGTCACGCTGTTCACCAGATCCGACGGCACGCGCCGCCCCAGGCGTCCCCAGTCCACGACATTCGTCTCGTCGAAGAGTGGCAGCGTTGCGGCCGTGTAGTCGGCCCGGATGAGCCGCAATTCCCAGAGCCCCGTGCGCCGGTCGATGAAGAGCGTCGCGTCGATATGGTCGAGAACGCTGCCGATGAACTCCTCGAGGGAGCTGTCCTGCTGCCAGATCAACGAGAGGCCGAAGCCTTCGGTGTAGAGCGTGTCCGCAGCGGCCGTGAAACTCGCCCCGATCTCGACGGTGGAATAGCCCAGACCCCAGTCGCGGTTGGTCAGGCACTCTCGGATGATATGGGCCGGGTTCATGTCCGGGCCGTTCCCGAAGGCCCCGCGCAAGGAAGCGACCAGTGCTTGCGGGTTGCCGGCCGGGATCACCGGCACGCCGTCCACCGGCGTGTTGTCGATGCGTGCGGTAGAAGTCGTGTTGGCCAGCGCGATGTTGAAGCCGAAGATGTCGGCGGGCGGCAGCGTGCGAATGATCGCCAGCGCTGCATCGACCGAGGAGACCGGCGCAGGTTCGCCATCGGTCACGAAGATCACGATCCGCCGCTTGGACCCGCCGCCCGCGAAGAAGGCCCCCGCCTGCGAAAACGCTGCATCGAAGCTGGTCCCGCCCGAGGTGCTGTTCGAGAGCGCCAGCATCCAGGTCTCGAGCGCGGCATAATCGTCTGGTCCCATCTCGCGCCGTTCGATCGCGCCTGCGACGCCTGCGTTCCAGAGCACGATGCGGATGTCGTTCGGACGGTCGGGATCGACACTGGCCCCGATCTCGCGGATCAGGGCGGCAACCCCTGCCTTCTGTGCTGCCATGCGCGTGCCGGACATCGAGCCGGAGACGTCGAGCGCGATGTAGATCGCCGCGTCCGAGATATTGGCCTCGGGCACGATGGCAGCCTTCTCGGGATACCATTGCGCCGCCCCCGCCTCGCCCGTCAGCACGCGTGTCACGCGCACGGCCCAAGGCTTCAGGTACGGGTTGATGCCGAGATAGACCTGCCGCAGCACGAGGCTGCAGAGCCCGCGATAGGCGGGCACGTCGCCGTTCATGCGCGCGGCCAGATAGTCGTTCTGCCCTTGGCCCGGCCCGCCCATCAGCACATCGACATCGCCGCGAATGCCGCCCTCGCGGCTTTCGCCGCCGAAGAGGTCGGGCTTGTCGATGCGGATACGTCCGCCTCCGGCGCCGGCATTGCTGGCCGCGCTGGTCGCCTCGAACACCTCGACCGCTTGCGCGGGGAAGCTCAGCGCCTCGGGCATGACGGACCACGAGGTGACGTTTGTGCCGGCGTTGAACGTGACGCCGCGCAGCGTGATGGTCTGGCTCGTGCCATTCGCCAATTGCAGCCGGTAGTCCCGGCCGATGCGCACCCCGGCGCGCGTCCCCGGAAAGGTGATCGTGGCGCCCGTGTCGCCTGCCAGCGCGGCAGTTGCCGCCATGCCCCCGACCGTGCCGATCCGCGTCTCGACTGCCGCGCCCCCGCCCGAGACGCCGCCGCCGGTGGTGACGGACCAGGCGGTGCGACGGTCGACGAGGATCTCGCGGATGGCATCGATCGGCCCGTGGCAGAGCGCCAGATGCATGCCCAGCGAGTAGCGGAAGCCAACGGTTTGCGCCTTGCTACGCCCGCCCATCGCATGCCTCCCGCTGCTCAGCGATCGTGATCACCGGCTCCACCAGCGCATCCCCGGTCGCGCGCAGCCGGTCGGCTTCGATGCCGCTGTCGAGAAACGCCTGCCAGTCGAACCCGTGGCGGCGGAACCATGGCCGCACGCCTGCGAGGCAATAGCGGGCATCGCGCAGGTCCTGGATCGTCACGCGGGTCACTTCTTGCCACCTTTCTTCTTGATCGGGTCCACCTTCAGGTCGCCTGCCCAGACGACATTGGGGCCTGTGATCAGCACCGTTCCGAAGACCACCGGGATCGGCCGGCCTTCCTCGGCGGTGGGCAGCGAGAAGTCGTCGAGGCCCGCGGCTTGGGGCTTCTCGACCTTGGGGCGCGGACTCAGCGCATAGGAAATCGCCGAGAGCACCAGCCCGAGGACGAGCCGTGCGATGAAGGTCCAGACCATGACGACTTCTCAGACGATGGAGCTGCCGCCGAAGGGATTGCGGCCGGGGATCTCGGGGAAGCCCCCGAAGTTCGCGAGGTTGCCGAACTTCGCGGCGCAGGTGGCGGCGCGCAGATCGCAGCCGGGGGCTATGTCGACGAGGACCGGGAGCGGTGCGCCGGTGTCCGTGTCGATCTCCGGTGCGGCGAGCGCCGTTGCCAGTTCAGGCATCGGGCGCGACAGCGTGAGACTGGCCCCGACATGGCCGGTGATGAACCCGAGCTGCGCGCCGAACCTGAGCACACCGCCCCGGTACCAGCCGGCGGGCTCAGCCGACGCCTCAGGGATCGTCAGGCTCGAGGCGTTGCC